AGATCATATGGCGCTGGCCACGACGGCACTCGATCTGCCGCAGCAGCTCCGCCTGACGCGGCGTGATGTGCCAGTCCGTAAACCGGCCGGCGATGACCTCCCGCAGCCGCGCGACGTTGCGGTCTTCCAGCGTGTCGAAGAGCGAAGCCATATTCGGTGCTGCCATCGGGAGTGTCCTTTCTTTCTAAAATTCAGCGGCGGGGTGTTTCATGCTGGAAATATACGTAAACCAGATCCATGCATCTCGCGTGGCATCATGCCCCGCCACTGCTTTCCGCTGCCTTGACTCAGCGGAAACTTATGGCATCAAACAATCTTTGGGAGGTTCTCAACCAACCAATCTCGTAGAGGTTTCTTCTTCGAGCAGCTAATGGAAGATTTGGTGCTCATCAGCCTGTAACGTTCGCCGCGATACACACCTGCATCGTCGATCCAGAGATTGATTGCTCCGTTATCTGCGGCGGTTGTTGTAGCCCGATGAGTAGTCAGGTTGCGCATTGCCTGCGTCACCGTATTGAAATCCGGCGCTTCGAGCTGCGCGGCCTTGACTCCTGGAAGTCCTTTCAAAATTGGCATTGCGTTCTCCTATCTCACTACTGCGTTGGCGGTTGCCTCTACTGCTCTACTTCGGGCAGTGGAGTTGATTCGAGTTGTTTGAGCATCCTGGTCACTGCCGCTTCGATGCGCTGCGCTTCCGCGCGGCGATCCAGCAGCTCTTCGAAGACAGCTGCCTTTGCTTCGGTCGCTGCGCGTATGCCGCTGTCTGTGGTCTTCGCTGCCTGCTCACGGCACTCTGCCGCGATGCGGGTAAGCTCTTCATCGGTGAAAGGGCTAAGACGAATCAAGCCGTCACCTCGCTTTTCACATTTACCGTGCGCGCAGCGCTTTGCGCCTCAGCCGCGCTGCAGAGGTCCGCGATCATACAGATGTACTCGCGGCCTTCCGCGCTGGTGCGGTAGCGGCTGGGCTCGGCTGCGGTGCCGTAAAAGTGGATGTAGAGGTAGCCGGTGCCAAGCAAACCGATGACGGCGATCATCGGAGTGGGAAGCGCGCCGCGTTCGAGCCGCTCCAGGTGATCGGAGATCTCTTTCACAGTGAGGCCCTCGGCGCAGTCGCAGAGTTCCAGCACCGCACGGTCACGTAGTAGCGAGGGTTGCAGTGGGATGATCATCTGCGTACGGATCGGCGGCGGCGGTGGCACCGTCGTCCCTTTCGGACGGCTGAGATGGGATGGCTTATAAGGCTTGAATTTGTTCATGCCTGCACTGCCTTCTCCGCGACGAGGAAGGGGCGGGCGAGGATGAGCTGCTCGTCAACGGAAGCGCGAGGCCCCTGCGCGAGCAAAGCCTCCAGCGATGCGTCGATCTTCTTTGCCCAGGTTGATTTCTCGGCTGTGCCAGTGGCGTAGAGCTGCAGGGTGTTGTAACAGCGCGCGCAGGGCGACCAGCCGTCCATTGCGACGAAGATAGTGGCGTTGTGGCCGCAGTGCGAGCACACGGCCTCTGGCTTGACGTGGATGAAGACCTGCCCCGCCGCCAGCTCCACGCGAACCTCGCGGTCGCCGGCGGTGATGGGTGCGATCTGAGCGATGCTGCGCGGGCGACTCATTTGGATGCGCCGCCTTTCTTCTCAGCCTTCGCTGCTGTCTTGGCTTCTTTGGCGGCGACAGTCTTGGCCGCTTTCTCCTCAGCCTTCTTCTGCTGCGCGGCCTGCTCTTCTGTCAGGTCAATCACCTTCAGCGACGGCGACTTCGGCTTCGGGGTGAAGCACAGCGCGTAGAGCGAGTGGAAGGCCAGTGCATATTTCTTCGGCACCGGCGCTGTTTCAATCACTTTGTCAGCCTTCGGCACCAGCGTGTACTCCACGCGGCGCTGGAAGATGAACGGGAAGAGGGACGCGATGCGCGCCTTGCGGCAGATCGTCTGGAAGTCCTCTACGCGCGAGTCGTTGATCTCAACCGGAGTGGCGCGCTGAATGTCAGCCTGGTACCGCTCCGTCGCGCAGCGGGTGGTTTTGTCTGCGCCGGTGGGCACGTATCCGAACTGATCGACGAAGAGTTGCAGCTCTTTCTTCCGGAGTTCAAAGGCGTCACTCGCGGAATCCTTCAGCGCCTGGCTAACGGTGTAGGCATCACAGAGCTTATGGAATGTGGCCTTGTCAAAGCTGCACTGCTCAGACTGCAGCACGTTGGCGATGGCGCTGGCTGCGACCTCACAGGCGAGGCTGCCGGTCTTAGTGGAGCGGGTGGTGTAGTCTTTGCCGTTGGCCGGTGAGGTTGGCAGCTTGTCGCCGGTGACCTGTTCGAAGTACTTGCCGCGAACGGCCTTGGTCATATCGAGTGGCTGTGCTTCTGTGGTGGTTGTCATGGTGCTCCTTCAGTTCGGGTTAGAGGTGAGGTGCTGCCGGAATATCAGTTCCGGTGGTGTCGATGATCGGTGGTGCTTCGAAGCTGCCCTGGTAGAGATAGCGATCCACGAAGACGGCCACGCCGCGCCGTCCGCAGACGTAGACCTCACTGATGCAGTTGTGGCGGACGGGATCAATCTTCTGGATGTGAATCGTGCCATCCGGCGTCGACCATAGCTCGCGCCAGGCATCGTCGAGAGAGTGCTCGTGCCGGCAGAAGCTGCAGAAGAGTTCGCGCGGCTTGGCGGTCTGTTCGCTCACCGTGCACCTCCACTGATCAGGAATGCGAGGCCGCGATCCGCGATGGCGCGAGCAACTTCAAACGCCGCCCAGGTAACGACGAGCGCGAAGCCGACGCACATCACGCGCTCCAGCATTCGGTCAATACAGGGCCAGTTCATGTCTTCGAGCTTGCGGAGAATCCAGCCGTTCACTGGGTGACCTCCTTCGAAGCCTTCGCCTGCTTGATGCCCGCGATGGTGTTGAAGAGCTTGCGCGCGCTGAGATACTCCGGTGCGCTGCCACGCTTGCTGCTGAATACGTCCTGCACCATGCAGCCGTTCAGGAAGGTGCGCATCTTGGTTGCCGTGAAATCCTTGACGCCGTCCAGTTCCTGTCGCACGATCTCAGCCGCGCGCTCCTCGCTGATGCCGGGCAGGCTGACTACGGTCTCGATGCGCGACTCCCACTGCTGCAGGTCTCCGGCGCGGTTGCTGAAGAAGTTGCGCAGTTTATGGCTGCCCAGTAGCATGACGCCGAAGTATGGCGGCAGGTCGTTCAGCTCGCGCACGATCTCCAGGCAGCGCATGTCAAGGTGCTGCGCTTCGTCGAAGGTGAAGACCACACGGCGCGAGCGGAAGAAGAGCCGCAGGCTGTTGAGGTTCGCCTGCAGGCTGCGCGCGGCGGGCAGTGCGCACGCCTGCATGATCTTGCGGATGAGGTCGCTGGGACGAATGTCCTGCGAGCAGTAGACGTAGAAGGCGCGCGCGCCGTGGCCGTTCTTGCTCAACTCGTCACGGTTGAGCTGCTCTAGGAGCGCCAGCATACTGAAGGTCTTCTGGCTGCCGGGCGCGCCGTAGACGACCACCATCTTGCCGTTCTTCAGTGTGTACTGGAACCACTGACGCAGCGTGGCCACATTCTCAGTGTCGTAGAGTTTGCCGCGCACCTTCTCGACGTCCCCTGCCGGATGCGCGTCGACGAACTTGACGATCTTGGCGATCACGTTCTTGTTGGTGCCGCTGATGCGGGCGTAGTTACCCTTGAAGAGCATGGAGAGCGTGTTGTCTGCGCAGCCGACGTGCCGCGCAAATGCCGTGAGCGTGAGGCCAGTGGCGGCCATGTAATCGCGCGCAATCTTCGTAGCTGCCTGGGCGTCAGGCAACTGCATGGCTGCGATCTCCTTCTTCCGTTCGTAGCTGAGTCCCATCTAATCCTCCAAGAGTTGCTGAACCAGATCATGCGTGTAGAGCGGTTGGCGGACTGTGACCGTCCGTTGGGGTTTGAGTTGTGAACGCTGGGTAATGGCATCTGTGCCGGTGGCCAGCAGGGGAAGAACGTCGGGCTGCGCGTCAGCGTGTGCGGGCTGGCCGCTACTGGCTACGGCGCGGGAGAGTCCGGCGAGCGATTCGCGGGTGCTGCGCATCAGCGAGCGGCGCTGCTGCATGCTGGCGCTGATGCGGTCGCGCGTTTCCTTATCTCCGCTCTGGCGCATCAGCAACTCCGCCTGCAGCGTGCAGAGCAGGTGGCCGTCGGTATCGTAGATATCGACCGACTGCATATCGCAGGGGTCGTAGGCGACCAGCACTTTGCGCGTTGTGTATTCGTGCATGATGGCGCTGGCATGCAGATCGTCTGTGCTGGGAACGTAGCGCCGACCCTGCAGGCTGACGGCGCAGGAATCTACCTTGCGTATCTCACGCTCCATCAGCAGCGAGCTGAGCAGTGCGGGGCTGGGCGCGGGGCGCGCATCCTTCCAGCGATCCGCCACGAAGACCTGCGCCGGCGAGCGACCATTCATGCCTTCGCCGGACTGCGGCTCAGCGTGGTAGTAGACCTCCAGCCAGTTCATGAACGCCTGCACTAATTCGCTGCATAGCGGAATGTCAGACTCTGCTGCGACCTGCGCGGAATCCATCTGGCCGCGCTTGCGCAGCATCATCAATCCCTTGTGCCGCGCGAACATGGCGTGGGTGCTGTCAGGCCGCAGATGCGCCGCTGGGCCGGTGTAGCTGGGCCACACCTTATCGAAGCGGTTATGCAGTGAATTGTGGAAGCGCTCCACGCCCTTCGACTGCGCGTGGTATGGCAAGCAGAAGGTGACGGCGATGTTGAAGCGCTGCATGACGCTGCCGCCCTTGCCGTCGCCGGTGAGTGAGCGCACACCCTCGCGGTGCATCTCTTCGGCCATGCGCTCGGCTTCGTCTAGCTCGTGCCGCTGCGCGCCCTTGGTGAATTTTTTGTAGTCTTTGCCGTTGTCGCAGTAGAAGCCGTAAGGGATGCCATGCGCGGTGATAGCGCGGCGAAATGCTGTCGCTAAGGACCGGCTGCTGCCGTTGCGCGAGAAGGCGACGCCGGTGACGTAGCGCGAGTGGTAATCGAACATGGTGGTGAGGTGCATGCGGATGGGCTGCAGGTCGCAGTCGTCGAAGATATCGTTCTGGCCGAGCACATCGAAGATCATGTGATCGGACTCCCATATCTCGTTGCTGGCCACGTCTGTGTACGCGCGGCGCAGGAACGGGCTGAAGGTCGCCTCGTACTTCTCCTGCCCCTGCAGCGCCAGCATTTTCATACTCACGCTGACTTCGTTCGGATTGTTGAGGAAGGCACGCACCGTCTCGTAGCTGGGCACGGCGGCCTCCACTTCCAGAGCGCGGGCGCGGACGTACTCATGCGCGACGGTGGCGCTGAGTTTGCGCTCTAGAAATACATAAGCCGCCAGCGTGGCCAGCTCAGGGTTCTGCTTGGCCCATCGCGATTGATTCTTGTCGGCTCGGCGCTTGTCTGCCAGAGCTACATCGCCACCATTGCGGCGGTAGCTGGATGCCCAGCGACGGATGCTGCGCGCGCTGACGCCGTGCAGCTCTGATAGATACTGCTCCAGCAGCTCGACGGTGGTGACGTTGCGGCCATTGGATATCTTGAGCTGTAGGTATTTATTTCTTTCGTAGCTTCCCGCCTGCGAAGCTCGGTAGTCCAGTATGGGTTGGATGATCTGCAACCGCTCTGCAGCCTTTGCCTGGTCGCGCGGATCGACGAGGACGACGCGCTCAGTGGATTGGTGGCCGGCGAAGAGGGGCGACAGGGTTATGGCGGTTCCCTGTGCTGCGACGCTCGCAACGTCTCCGCCGGCCAACTTGTTCTGCGCGTCCTGCGGTAGCGAGGCGGCACAGTATTCTTTGAGGGGCTTGCCGTTGCGTCCGCGCTGCCGCGTCTCACGCGCATGCAGCTTGCCGGTTGCAACCTGCATCTCCACCCACTTGGCAGAGCAGCCAGTCAGCTCCATCACGCGTTCCTTGCTGAGCCAGAGATTCTTCATAGCGCCACCCCGCGCAGGCGGCGCTGCAGACGCACGATCTGATCGTCGGCTTGGTTGCGCAGCAGATACTGACGGCCAAGTTCGAGCAGGTCATGCTCGTCGTCGTTGATCACATGCAGCCCGCTGCGCTCTACGCGGAAGATGAGAAGACGATGGTCGCCAGTGGCCTGGCAAAAGGCGCGGTCCCAAGCGCCGGGCCAGCGGTGCAGCTCCTTGGATTCGGCGGTGAAGCTGGTGATCATGCGCGCCGTTACCTGCACTGCAAGCGACTCGCTCATCTCCTCGGCGATCTGCTCGCGGCTCTTGCCGCTCTGCTTGATGGAAGAGGTGATGATGCCGCGTACCAGCGAATCATCGTTGAGCGCGCCGGGCGTGTTATCGATGGAGGCGAAGCAGAGCTGCTGCTGCAGGTTGATGGAAGAATTCAGCGACGAGTCTTGCAGTGACTTCGCGGGTGCCGGCGGGTGAAACTGTGTTTGTGAGTTCAAGCGGCACGCTCCGTGCGGCGCTCGATCTCACGCTCGATGCGCTGGAGTTCTTGCTGTAACGCACGGCTAATTCGTTTGGAGGTGGTTTTGCCATTGGCGACGCGGCAGACGACTGACTCGTGAACATTGAGCTTCTTGGCAACGCGAGCCTGGATTCCGATGTAAAGGGAGTGCCGCAGCATCAGTACCGTCGTGCTACGCTTTTCGGGGGCAAGATTCTTGCTGACCATGTAGACGAGTCTGACCAATGGCTAATCAAAAGTCAAGAGGAAAATTAGCAACTAATTCGGCATCTTTGGACATCGGGGAAAACCTGCGGATGCTCCGTGCCCGGCTGGGAGCAAATCAGCGTGAGTTTGCAAGGCTTTTGGGGGTTACCCAGGGTGCTGTTGCTCACTGGGAGTCCGGCAATATAAAGCCTGCCGCAATAGCCCTGATGGCCATCGGCAAGCTGGATGAGGTGAACCGGAGTTGGTGGTTTGAGCAGGCAGGACCGGACTATGCCCGGCGCGATCAGATTGTGCAGGCGGTGAAGGATGAGGACGCAGCAGAACATTTAGACAGTTGCACGGTGCGCATCTATAGCTGCGTTGGCGACGAGCCGAACCGATTCCTGCAGGAGCATGTCGAAACCGTTATGACGCTGCCGCAGACCTGGATAAAGGATGCGCCGTGGATTGTGGGGCTGCGCGTAGTGGGCAACGATATGCGTCCGCTTATCCAGGATGGATTCATTGTGATCGTGAAGGTGCATGGCAAGAAGAACCTGGGTACACTAGACGGCCAGATCGTGGCGGCGAAGAGCGAACAGGGTATCTGTGTACGGTGGCTCAGGAGGAGTGGCGATGCGTGGCTACTGATGTCGCAGAGTGCCGAGTGTGCTCCAATCGATGTAAAGACGAGCGGCTATGAAGTGCTTGGCCGCGTGGTGTTGTGGATTGGCAGGCCAACCCTGCCGGGAAAGTGAGAGACGATGAGCTTGCTGAACGAAGAGAATAAGGACACGAGCACCAACGAGGAGTTGGAGAAGTACTCCGGCAAACTATTTAGCCGCGTAGCCTGGTTCTATGTGCTGATGCCCATTGTGGGCGCTGCGCCCGGAATCATCGCGGCGATGAGTGCCTCGAACGATGCTACACCATATTGTATATTTCTCGCGCTCGTGGGTGCGCTTATTGGTGGTGTGATGGCCGACATCCTCGTCAGTTTCTTCCGGCTGCAAGCGCTGCGCGCCCGGAAGCTGACAGAGTAACTACATTCCTTTGAAGAACTCCTCTAGCTTCACGTCGAGCGCCTGGGCGATCCGCGCCAGCGCGCCGACGGTGACGGACTTCTTGCCGCGCTCCAGCTCACTGATATAGACCGTCGTCAGTTCGGCATGGTCGGCCAGCATGGGCTGTGTGAGGCCTTTGCTCGTTCTGAGAAGCCGTATCCTGCGGCCAATCTTTACAGACAGTGTGATCGCCATATCTCAAGCATGGCTTCGCGCCGGAGGCAAACATAAACTATTGTTTGTTTAGTTGCAGAGTACCTTCTGTGCGCTGGCATTGAATGCGCAAATTTATGGAGCGACACTGCGCAAATGAACTCTCCCTTCGCATGGCCCGGCGGCAAACGCTGCCTGAAGAAAACACTGCTCTCGCTGATTCCCCCACACACTATCTATGTTGAGGTCTTCGCCGGATCGGCGAAGCTGCTCTTCGGCAAGGAGCCGTCTCCGCGCGAGGTAATGAACGACCTGAACGGCGAGGTGACCAACTTCTTCCGCGTGGCCAAGCATCGCCCGGCGGAGCTGGCTGAGCGTTTCGAGACAGACCTGGTGCATGGCGGCAGGTTCCGCGAGTTGCGGAGCGGCACCAAGGGCGACGATGAGCTACAGGATGCGCTGCGCTTTGCCTACCTGGTTTGGTACAGCTACGGCGCAAAGGGCGAGCACTTTGCCAGTTCTAATGCCAAGACGCTGCTGGCCGGCCACACGCGGAAATCGCTGGACCGCATCCGTGAATTACTGCTGGCCGTGAGTGAGCGGCTTAGCCATGTGTTGATCGAGCAGCGTGACTTTATAGATATACTGACGCGCTACGATTCACCGGAGACCTTCTTCTATCTCGATCCACCCTACGTGCACTTTCAGGCAAACGGACGTTATGACGCGCTGACGCAGGAGAAGCGCGAAGCGCTGTTTGCTCGCCTGGCAGAGCTGCAGGGGAAGTTTCTAATGAGCTTCGATGATTGCGCCGAGGTGCGCGCGCACTGCCGCCAGTACGGCTTCACGGTGAAGAGTGTGAGTGTGCCATACAAGCTTGGACAGAAGAAGGCGAAGCTAGGGCGCGAGGTGCTGATATGCAAATAACGATGCCCATCACAATCGCGTAATTGATGTATTGACCTACCGCTCCAGCGTGGCTAGGTTTGCAAACAGCATAAACAATAGTTTGAGTCGGCGGCGACCCCCACGCACACCGAGAAGCGCCGCAGTTCCATTTGCCGGATTCCTCCGGCTCTCCCTCGCGCAGAGCGAGTAAACCATTCTGTTGAAGTTCGAAGACAAAATCGCGCCGATAGGCGCACCAATCTTTCCGCGCGGAAGAGTGTTTCCGCGCGAACGCATATCGCTGTGCGCGCAGCCTACTCTGCAATCTAAGCCGCAAGGCTGCTTCTGCACTGCGCCACCATCCCTGAAGGAAAAGGAGGTCGCGGAGAATCGCCAGAGCCGCCGTGGATTCTCGCCCTCTTCCGTGGTGGTTGCAGGGCGAGACCGGCGTTTTAGATGCAGTCGTCAGTTTTCAGTTGTCAGAAAAGGTATAGGCGCGATGGCCAGCAAAGAACAGCTCGATTGGTTGAAGCAGATGGCGCCGGCGGCGCAGGCTGCTGATGTGAAGTGGGGAGTTCCGGCCAGCGTGACGCTGGCGCAGGCCATCCTAGAATCCGCCTGGGGACAGAGTAAGCTGACGCGCCAGGCGAACAACTACTTCGGCATCAAGGCTGAGCACCTGAACGTACCCAATACCTATGTTGAGTTCCCGACGATGGAGTACGAGTTCGGTGAGAAGAAGCAGGTCACCGCCGGCTTCGAGAAGTATCCCGATGCCGCAGCGTGCTTTGTGGATCACGCACAACTGCTGCACGATGCGCCGCGCTACCAGCCGGCCATGCGGGCGGCGAAGTCTCCGCAGGCGTTCGCGCAGATGCTGAAGACCTGCGGATACAGCACATCGCCCACCTACGCGCCGATGCTGACTGCACTGATGAACGAGTTCGATCTGTACCAGTACGACAATCCACTACCGCAGCCTCCGGCTGCAGAAAAGAAGGCAGCATGAACCTGGACAAACTGAAAATGAATACGCGTGGTGGGATGCGACCGGCGTTTGCCGTCTTCGTGCTCGCCATCATCCTGTTCGCTGTGGCCACGCTGGCGGGTTGCCCGCAGAGCACCCCACTGCACAAGGCATTGGTCGCGGCGGATTCCATCGGCTCGGCGCTGAACAGTGCCGCACAGATCAACCATGAAGACACGCTGGAGACCGTCGCGGACCGCGCCGCGCTCGCCAGTTACATCGACGGGCTGGCCAAGCTCAACGACGCGTTTGTGGCGCAGCTCAAGACGGCAGAGGCAAACAATGGCCAGGTGACGGCCGCGCAGATTGTCTCCGCATTCAACGCGCTCAATACCCAGGCGCAGAGCCTGCAACAGCAGGGGTTGCTGCACCTGAAAAGCGCCTCGGCCCAGTCGCAGTTCAACAGTGTGACGGCGACCATCCAGACGCTGCTGACCACCATCCAGGCGCTGTTGCCTGCGGTGAGCTCGCACAATCGCTTGCCGGGGCATGGCGCGCCGCTGGCGCTCTGCGTGCTGGCGCTTACGCCGGAGGAGATCACGGCGCTGCTGGCACTGCTGATCCCGCTGGGCGAACAGGCCGTGACGCTGGTGGAAAAACTTACAGCCATGAAGAGCGAGACGGACGCGCAACTACAGGCAGACGCGCTATCGCAGGACGCACAGGCTGAGGCGGTGGCCGAAGCGGATGAGGCCGCGGGCTCGACAAGCTAAACCAAGACAAAACAACAACGACAGCAGTAGACGCAGCAAGGCGGGGAGGGGGCAAGACCCCTCCCCGTCGAAGTACAGGAGATTTGAGATGGTTCAGGTTGCGATGACACCCGAAGATTTCAAGGCGAAGGCAGCACAGCTCCGCGCCGAGCAGGGGCTCGATCTGGCAGGCTCGACCGGTGGCCAGGTATCGAAGGACGGCATCACCGCCGAGTGGGCCTACGACGGCAGGAGGCTGACGGTCACGGTGCTGAAGAAGCCCTTCCTTTACAAGATGAGTATGTGCGAGGACAAGCTCCGCGCCTGGTTGAGCGCGTCGGCAGCGGTGCTGCTGATGTTTGTGCTGAGCTTTGTGCCGGCACGCGCCCAGGTGTTGCCCGATGCGCCGAGCGCGGTGAAGCATCTGGCGGATATCCAGTCTTGCGGCGATCAGTATGATGCAGCGGCCAACGCGGCCAACGATGCTTTCTGGCTCTCAATAGGACCGCAGGCCGAGCGCTTCAACAAGATGTTCGAGGACTTCTCGGCGATTGGGCTGCTGCTCTCGCCTTTGCGCGCGGAGCGGGAACCCGTCTACAAGCTCTTCTGTGGCGCGGCGGATCGCGCGGCGCTGGCAGCCATCGTGGCGCAGCTTCCGAAGAAACCTACGGAGGCGCAGGTGCGTGCGGAGTATCTCTCCGGCCTCAGTAAAAGGGTCCACGCAGAGCTCCAAAATGGCGGATTGGCAAAATTAGCCCCGTAGAGCGACCGGAGGCGGTCAGCGTAGGGTAGCCGCCCCGAATTACTGCCACGCGTGGCACGAATTTCCTGACGCGATCTAAGGGCATCAGGGAGCAGGGTTTGACCCCGAAAGGGGCAGGAGGACGAAATGCAGCAAATTTGGACAAACATGCGCACCTGGTTCATGGGCAAGAAGACGATGATCGGCGGAGTCGTAGTGATTGCCGCTGCGGGGGTGAGCTGCTTCCTCGGTCACCTCTCGGTGGCCAACGCCGTGTTGGTCGCCGGTTTAGGGTTCAGCATCTGCGGGAAGGCCGCCAAAGATAACCGGCTGCTGGCCGCCCTGAGCAACGTGGCGCAAGCCGGCGTGGATCTGCGGCTGGGGGATAAGGCCGGCGCGCTGGCGGAGTTGAAGCCGCTGGCGATGACAGCCGGCGTCTCCCTGGTGCCGCAGGCGGCAGCCACGCTGCACCTGAGCGCAGCCAACGGCGCAGAGCTGCAGGGGATGGTGGATGAGCTGGCGACGCCGATGGTATCGCGCGTGAAGGACGGTGCCACCGCATGAGCCTGCTCAGCGCCGCCACCGCACACGCTCCTACGTCGAGCCGGGTCAAGATCGTCTTCCAGCGCTCCTGGTTCAAGGGCGTGATGGTCTTCAGCTTCGGCGTGGGCACGGTGCTCGCTATTGTGATGGCCACCTTTCAGATGCTGCAGAAGCAGCCGGCGGAGGCCTTCTCCCTGCTGAAGAGCTGGGGACCGTGGTTCCTGATCGCCGGGTTGGCCATGTACCTGTTCACGCAGTTGATGAGCGAAGGCATACAGGGCGTGCGCGAGAGCTTCAAGGAGAGCACAGCGGCGCAACTGGCCAGCGCCGAGGCGCAGGGTAGAACCGCAGACGCGCTGACGCGGCTGGCCGACCAGGGCAGCAGGTCGGCGGATGAGATCAAGAGGCTCACGATGTATGCCGCGCAGGAATTCCCCAGCATCTACGGTCGCTTTGACCGTCAGGATGTTGAGTTAGAAAAGATCACCTCTGCCCTTATTGCGTTGGGAGAGAAACAAACAGTACCAGGGAGAAGCCAGTAATGGACAAGACGAGGATGGAGCTGCTGCAGATGTTACGGCGTCGCGGCAATATGCTGAAGTTCATTCGGCAGGGGCACCAGGCGCAGATGCACAAGCTCGACGACTACATGATGTGGGAGATGATGTGCGACATCAATAACCGGATGTCGCGCAACAGCATCATCACCATGCTGCAGGATATGTCCGTACTGGGCTGGGTGAATTTTCAGACAGGATGGGACGACGAGAACGAGCGCGCGATTCTCAGCGATATCGTGCTGACGGCCGCCGGTCTCACGCTCGTTATCCGCAAGCAGAATACAGCCGAGGTCTTGTTCGACTAATGACAAAGCCCAGGGTAAAACGCGGCGAGCGGCGCGAGGTGAATCAGCCGCTCAAGATCGACGCGCTGCCGCAGAGCGTATGCGACGCCATTGACTGGCTACGTGACAAGCGCAAGCCGTGCCTGAGCTGGGAGCAGATATCCGCAAAGTCGGCGCTGCCCTACGGAGAGAAGTGGCAGACCGAGGACGTGGGCTTTATCGATTGGGAGAAGCTCGACCGGGCTGTGAGGGAAAAATTCCCAGAGATGAAGCTCTCGCGTAACGGGCTTTCGAACTGGTATGACCAGCGCATCGAGCAGATACGCACGCGCGCCTTTGCGGAGAGTGCGGCTGCGCAGGCCTTCGCGGAGAAGTTCGTCGGCAAGACGATTGAGGGCGGTAACGAAGCCGTGCTGAACGCGATGCGCGATGAGGTCTTCAAGCTCTCGCGCAGCATGGACCTGGAATCGCGGATGAAGTACATCGACAGCCTGAACGCGCTGACGCTGGCGATGGCGCGCATCCAGCGCACTGAGTTGATGAAGAAGCGGGTGGATGCCGACGTGGCCAAGAGCGAGGCCGAGCGGGCGAAGTACGCGGCGCTGGCCGGCGACCCGCGCGAAGTGTATCTGCAGAGCGCCCAGGACGTGCTGAAGAAGCTGATGACGCGCGCCACCGTGCGTAAGGTACTTGAACCGTTGCAAGCCGAGTTAGTCCAGGAGTTGTCGCATGCCGCCGAAGTCTTCGCAAAACAAGTCGAAGCGGCAGCGTCTTGATCAGGCCGGCGCGAAGCTACGCGCCGCGTTTGGCATTGATGTTGAGAACCCGCTCCGCAAAAAAGTAGACCCCGCAACACTGCTGGCCGACGCGTGGACGCTGGCCAGCAACATCACGGACTTCGCTACCACCTACCTACGCCACTTCATGGTCGATCCAGTGTCGGGCGAGTTCACGCCGCCGGCGGAGTTCCACAAGGAGCTGTACCAAATCCTGATGGTGGAGAAGTATGCCGCCGTCGCAGCTCCGCGCGAGCACGCCAAGTCCACCGTCGTCTCGGTCATCCTTCCGCTCTACTGCATCTGCTACAAGCTGCGCCGGTTTATTGTGCTGATCAGTGACACACAGTCGCAGGCCGCGCTGCAGATGGCCGCCATCAAAGAAGAGCTGGAGACCAACGAGGAGCTGAAGAAGCAGTTCGGCGATTTGATGGGCGATAAGAAGTGGGATATCAACGACTGCCGCACGTCGACGGGCATCAGCATTGCGGCGCGTGGCGCTGGGCAGAGCCTTCGCGGATTGCGCTATCGCATGTGGCGGCCTGACCTGGTCATCTGCGATGACATGGAAAACGAAGAGGCCGTGGATAACCCGGAGTCGCGCGAGAAGCTGGTGCGCTGGTTCAAGGGCACGGTGATGAACCTCGGCAAGTACTGCCAGATCTTCGTGATCGGCACCATCCTGCGCTACGATTCGTTCCTCTCTGACCTATTGAGCGACGACAAATTCAAGACGTTCAAGAAGAAGCGCTATATGGCCGTCGATCTGGAGTGGACGCCGGAGAGCGTGCTGTGGCCGGAGAAGTGGAGCCTGGCCGAGCTGCGGCAGAAGGAAGAAGACCTGCAGTCGGTGATGTTCAATCAGGAATTCCGCAACCTTCCCATCAGCGAAGAGACGCAGGTCTTCCGCGAGGAGTGGATCACGCGGCACCAGTACTGGCGGCAGGACGTGCAAAACATCCCGCTCTACAAGATCAGCTACTACGATCCGGCAATCAGCGAAAAGAAGAAGGCGGACTTCTTCGCCAGCATCACCGTTGGCATCGACCTTAGCGACGGACGCATTTATGTATTGCGCGCCGAGCAGGGGAAGATGCCGTTCATCAAACAGGTGGACTTCATCTGCGAGCGGTGGGATGACGAGCGGCCAGAGGTTGTGGGCATTGAGGACGTGGCCTACCAGGTGGCGCTGCGGCAGACGGTGGAAGAGGTGAGCGCGCGAACCGGGCGCTACATGAACATCGTCGGCGTGCCGCACACCACTGACAAGTTCATGCGCATCGCCACGATGAGTGGCCTGGTCGAGCGCGGCATCATCCGCTTCTGCCTGGACGGCACGCAAAAGACGCTGATCAGCCAACTGCTCTTCCTGGGCAAGATCAAGGATGACTTGGCCGACGCGCTGGAGAGCGCAGTGGCGCTGGCGCGGGCAAACAACTTCCGCGCGGCGATTGCCTCCTGTGGTCCGGGAGTGGGAACGCGCGATCCGCTGCGCGGGCGCGGAGCATTCAGCGGATTGATGGCGGCGAACGCACAGCGCGATATGGGGATGCGGCAAACGCAAGAAGACTTTATACAGAGAGATCGAAGGAGTGTGTGGAGATGAACGTTTTCTTTTGGAAACGCGCGAATGCGTCGGTTGAAGAGCGTAACGGCATGGTGATGATAGACCTTAGCGAAGCGCGGGCGGCGCAGGCTGAGCGGATAACTGCGGAGCAGGAGGCCGCTACAGAACTAGAGCAGAAGCGTGTCGCGGAGGCGCTTAGCCCTGCGCTCTACCAGCTCACCAGCGGCGATGGCAGCGATGCGAAGTTCCGGCGCATTACATCGCCGCAGACGATGCGTGACCTGAATCCGCTGATGCATGAGCGCATGCAGCAGGTGTGCTTCTTCCTGGCTGTGACCACGCCCTTCGGCAAGCGCATCGTGGAGATCATCCGCAACTATGTAGTCGGTGACGGCTACAAGGTGGTGTGCGAGGACCCGGCGGCGCAGGAGATCGTAGACAAATTCTGGGCAGATGAGATCAACAACCTGGGCAAGCTCTCGCTTGAGATGGCCAATGAGCTGACGATGTTCGGCGAACTCTGCTTACCGGTGACGGTGAACCCAGTGGATGGCAGCGTGCGACTGGGATACATAGACCCTATGAACATCGACGCGATTGAGTATGCGAAGATCGCCGGACCCACGGCGGACGTGGAGGTGAGCTTCCCACTGAACGTGCGCTTGCGGAAGCAACTCGGCGACTCAAGCGATCAGCAGCGGCGGCTCTCCATCATTCGCACGGATGAGGACGTGAACTCGCCCAGCTTTGGCTATCTGAGTGGCGATGCCTTCTACTTTGCCATCAATAAAGCAAAGAGCGCCAGCCGCGGAATCAGTGAACTATTCAGCCTGGCGGACTGGATCGATGTGTTCGACCAGATGATCTTCGACTTCGCCGATAAGGTCCGTTTCCTGAATGCCTGGATCTGGCACTTCTCGTTGGAGGGCGCGAACGATAAACAGGTATCCGACTTCCGCGACAAGGTGACCAAGGACCCGCCGCGCCAGGGTGGCGTGCAGGTGACCAACGACAAGGTGAAGATCGAGGCGCAGACTCCGGAGTTCAAGGGCGCGGACATGAACGCCGGCGCGGAAATGGTGAAGAAGTACGGCATCGGTGGCGCTGGTCTGCCGGACTGGTTCTTCGCAGACAGCGGCAGCGGCAATCGCTCGACAGCGGCGGAGATGCAGGGGCCGACGGGAAAGAAGCTGACGGAGCGGCAAAACGACGAAGTGAACAACCTTCGCACTATCGTCAACTTTGTATTGAGCCAGGCAAAGCTGCATGGCGCTCTGGGGCAGAAGGTGAATACCTCATACACAATCGAGACCCCGGAGATGATGGTGCGCGATCTGACCAGCGCGGCCAACACGCTGACAGGCGCTACCACTTCAACGGCGATGGCTGAGGACCGTGGATGGATTCGCGGCTCAACGGCTGCGCGCGTCTTCCACCTACTAGTCGGACAGGTCGGCGTCGTTATCGAAGACAGCAAAGAAGAGTACGAGGCCGCGCAGGAGGAGTTGGCAGAGAAGGACAAGCGGAAGCAGGATGCGCTGTTCCCGCAGCAGCAGCTCGCGCAGGCAATCAACGACTCTATCCAGCCAGGCACAGCCCCCGCACCAGGTGCAGTGCTACCACCGGGTAAATCTGCCGCAGCAATCGCGGCTGATGCGAACGCGCAAGGATAAGTGATGACACGCGCCGAAGAGTACGCAGCCAAGATCAAGCAACTCATCGCCAACGCGCAGAAGCTCTCGCCGGCGGCGGAGGCCGCGATGGAGAAGCTGCTGGAGCAGGCCAACGTGGAGGTGCTGGGCAAGCTGGCCACGCTCGATCCCGGCAGTTACAGCAGCGCACAGCTCAATAACCTGAAGCGTGACATTGCGCGTGCGATGGAGACCTTCCGCGTGAAGGCTACGCAGACGGTGAACGATATGCAGGCCAGCGCGTATACGATGGCCGCGAACGATATCAGCATCGCCGTGGGCGCGGGGCTGGGCACGACGGCGAGCTACGCCGCGCTGAACATGAACACATTGCGCATAGCACAGGCGTACACCGCAGACCTGGTGAGCGGCCTGAGCGCGGAGGCTACGACCAAGCTGAACGCGGTACTGCAGCGGGCCTTCCTCGGTGGCCAGACGCTGCCGGAGATTATTGCGCAGGTGGGCAAAGCCATCAGTGGCGACAAGTTCAGCGGCATCTTCGACGAGATTGGGGACCGCGCGTTCAAGGTGGCCACGAACGAGATCATGCGTGTGCATAGCATCGCGGGGCAGGCGCGGATGAAGGACCTGGCTACGCGCAATGGCAAGGTCAAGAAGATGTGGATGCACATCCCAGCAGCGATGGTGCCGCGCATCACGCACCTGATTGCAGACGGCCAAGTGGTGGGCGTGGATGAGATGTTCACGGTCGGCATCGAGCAACTGATGTTCCCGCGCGACCCGAACGGCAGCGCCAGCAACACCATCAACTGCCACTGCATTTCTATCCCCTACATCGACGACGAGGACCTGTACGCGACGGCGGAGGACCGCGCAACGCTAGAGGCTGTGGGGCTAAAACTGAGCGCCTAATGTTTCCGCGCGGAAGAGTCTTTCCGCGCGTCACCAAAGAGGTAGATGGCCGCAATAAGGTTGAGGCTACAAAGCACCGCCATGCTGCACCGTGAGGAGTACAAACAATGCCTGAAGACTTCAAGACGCCGGATGCGCCGAAGCATCTGCCCAAGTCCATCGCCGCGCAATGGACGAAGACCTACAACGCTTCGCTCGCGCAGTCGAAGGATGACGTATCGCAGAGCGACAGCATGAAGCGCGGCAATGCGCTGCGCGAGGCGAACAAACTACTCCGCATCACGCCGCCCGCCGATCATGACGAGGCGATGGAGCTAGTGGAGCACAAGGCCGCAGGCCGCGATGCCGGCTGGCCGCTGCTGCTGCACGGCGAGCGCAAGGTAGACGGCGTGCCGCACCTGGTGCTAGTTATGGCCGACGGCAAGAAGCACCTCTACAAGAAGCCCGCAGCCAAGCCCGCAGCCAAGCCCGCAGCCAAGCCCGCAGAAGCTCCCTTAGCAGGCAACGGCAAGTAGCCCTGTCACCGTAACTACTGCACGCGATCTGCGCTGATGAGGGCACCACATGAAGATGCAAAATAACCTGATTTACCTGCTGGTCGCTGAGGCTGCTGATATGAGCCTCAGCGACCGCTGTGCTTTGCTGGACGGTGCGCTGCTGGCGCAGTTCGGCTGTGATGGGAGTGGCTATCAACGCTTCTGGCTGCAGGACACGTTTATGGATTACGTGATCGCGCGCGGCGACGATGGCAAGCTCTTCCGCATCACCTACACGATTGACAAAGACAACAACGTCACGATGGGCACGGCTGACGAGGTGGAGACGGCCTATGTCCCCGTCTCTGAATCTGGCACGTTTGTAGTTGCAGAGGCTGGCGCGACGCCGGATGATGGCGTCTTCCCGATCCAGGTGATCAAGGCAGGGTGGGGCGGCGGCCAGGTGAGCGGTTCCAATGGTCTGCCGCACTACTACACGCCGGCGTTTATCGGCATCGTGGCCGAGGCCTGCAATGGAGCGCGCTTCGGGCGTGAGCATCCAGAGCCTAAGAAAGATTCGCCGTATCAGTACGGCGAGAATGACCCCAAGCGCATTGCCGGTTATCTGAGTGGCGGCAGCGTGGTGAGCGAGGCTGCGGTCTCGCATGTGAACCTCTTCAAGAATGAGACGGACCTGCGCGGGCGGCTCAGCTCGGCGCGTGAGGCCGGGCGACTGGACCTCTTCGGTGTATCCATACTGGCGACGGTCGGCTTCCAGCCGGCGGTGCGCGAGGGGAAGAAGTGCCTGGAGGCAGTGGCGCTGGGCAAGCTGTACAGTGTCGATCTTTGCGTGGAGGCGGGTGCGGGCGGCCGGTTTATTGAGCCGATGCGCGTTGCCGCATCCGCAAACGTAAGCAGGGAGATTGCCGCAGCGCAGAACGCTGCGGTCAAACAAGGGTCGTCGGTTGAACCTAACCGGCATAGCAGAGGCAGCCAGGAAAGGGCCACCATGAATAAGGCACAGATTTTGCGGGTGATTGAGGCTTTACGCACCAAGGACCCGGTGAAGGCTGCGCAGCTCCAGGCGGAGCTGAACGCGGCGGAAGAAACGCAGCTCGACGCGATCTTTGCGAAGGTGACCGAGGCGGTCGCTGCTCCGGTGATGATCGACGGCAAGACGCCAGAGCAGATCAACGCCGAGACGAAGCTGCTGCAGTTCAAGAACACGATGGAAGCGAAGCTCACCGATAGCAAGCTGCCCGTCCCCGCGCAGGAGACGGTGCGCCGCTACTTCGAGGGCCGCGTGGACTGCACCGCCGAGCAGGTGGATGCCGAGATCAAGACGGTGCGTGAGGCTGTCGCCTCTCTGCACCCAGTCGGACGCGTGAACGGCATCTCGCTCGTCGTCGGACTGGACTCCTCTGACAAGATGCAGCTCGCCTTTGACCGCATGCTGGGTGTGAAGGAAGCAGCGGGAAGCGGTATCGTAGCCTTCCGTGGCATCCGTGAGGCGTATGTGACCGTGACAGGCGACCATGACCTGTCTGAGTTGCATGGCAGCAGCTCAGCCTTCTGGAAGCGCGCATCGGAAGCCATCGCTACCACCGACTTCCCCAACCTATTGCTGAACTCGCAGACCAAGCGGCTGCTGCAGGACTATGCCGAACTTTCGACCGACGGACTGGATTCGCTGTATACCGCAGCGACCATCGCCGACTTCAAGCTGCAGGACCGTGTGCGTGACGGCTACTTCGGCGAGTTGCCGATTGTGGCTGAATCGGCTCCGTACCTTGAGCTGGCGAAGCCCACTGACGAGCGCGTGAACTATGCGGTCTCCAACCGTGGCGGCCTGCTCACGATCAGCGAGCAGACCATCCGCAACGACGATCTCGGTGCGGTGGCGAAGTTCCCGGCGCGGCTGGCCCGCGCTGGACGGCAGACGCTGCGCACGTACATCAGCAGCTTCTTTGTCGTCAACCCCAACTACATGGCAGACGGCATCAGCTGGTTCAACGCTGGCCATAACAACGTGACCAGTGTGCCGCTGACGCATGACGCGCTGATCGCAGTGGAAGTCTCCCTGGGCCTGCAGACGGAGAAGGATTCCGGCGAGGTGCTCGGTCTTCCCCTGGAATGGCTGATGGTGCCGATCCAGTTGCAGGCAGCAGCTCGCGCGATCAACCAATGCGACACGGCGGGAAGCAACAGCTTCTTCCACCGCTTCGGCGTCAACAACGAGCGCATCATCGTCAACGCAAAGATGACCGATGCGAACGACTGGTGCTTCGGCACGTCGAGCGACAACGCTCCCTTCCTGGAGATCGGCTTCCTGGACGGCATCAAGCAGCCGCAGATCTTCCTGGCGAACCTGCCGACCCAGGGAACTGCCTTCACCAACGACGAGATCCAGTACAAGGTGAAGTTCGCGTTCGGCGGAGCCATCATCGACTACCGCGGCGCAGGCAAGTCGGTCGTCGCCGGCTAGGCAAGTTCGCTCAACGCAGACAGCCCGGAGCGGACAACTTCCGTTCCGGGTTTTTGCTAACAGAATCGTTTGGGAAAGGAACCCATCATGGAAGTCGGATTTCGCAGAAGTAATCTCACCCTTCCGCTGCCGAACCCGCTGGCAGCCGGCGTTGGCCAGGCGACGCACTTCGTCACCACCAAGGCGCGTATCAGTCATGTGCAGCTCAGCCTAAGCGATACCGGCGTAGGCGCTGGCAGCACAGAAGTTGTCATCAACGTCAACGGCGTTCCCGTCAGTAACGCAGGCGGCATCGCCATCGCCGGCGCGGCTGCCAGTAAGACCGCTGGTTACGATGTGACGCTCGGCATCAACGAGTTTCCCGGTGGCGCGCGCGTCAATGAGGGCGACCTGATCACCGTGGACGTTATCAGTGTTCCGGACACAACCGTGCCGAAGCAGGCATGCGTCATCCTGGAACTTCTCCAGGTCGACGTATAGCTATACTCCCGCGAGCAGGGTGCTCGCCGCTTTACCCGCTGTGCCTGCGCCACGCAAGTCAACCGTCAAGGAGTAGAGATGCCCGACCTGAACCAGCCACCGTTGCAGCCGTTCATCGATGCAGTCACGCCGATGATCAGCGACAGTATGGACTGGGTCACGTCGAGCATCTCTCGCTTCGCGGCGCAGGCCATCGGTGAGCGTTACAGCGTGGACAAGCCGCTCGAAGTGGTGAGCGACTGCGCTGGCAATAACACCAGCTTCATTCCTCTGCCTACGGTTGCGACCAACGAAGACGGCACCACCATCTTCGGAAAGTATGTGCCGAAGTTTCTGCCGCGATTCAGCACCATCAAAAGCATTGAGTACCCCATCGGCGACACGCCCGGAGATTACGGCGATCCGCGCGACTGGCAGATGTACAACACGCCCACTGGCTACCAGCTCCAGCTCATAGCCTGCACTCCGGCTAACACGGAGCTGGTGCGCATCGTCTGGACCGCGCGGCACGCCCTGGACGGCAGCACAGTGGACCATACAGACTTCTACGCGGTGTGTGACTTCATCGCGGCGCTGGCGCTAGAGGCGATGGCAGCCAAGGCAATCAACTTCGGCGACAGCACCATCAGCGCCGACGTGGTGAACTATCGCAGCAAGAGCCAGGAGTATCTCTCGATGGCGAAGCAGAAGCGCCGCGCCTACTTCAATCACATGGGCATCGACGAAACGGATACCGGCGTGGAGATTGGCCCAGCGGTGGCGATGGGCGACATGAAGAACATCATGGGCAGCGGCGTGGACCGCCTGGTGCACAGCAGGAACACGCGATGATCACACCCATCAAAATTATCGGGCTGGATACTGCGACGGCTGAGGTGCGCGAGGCGGCGCACGTTGGCATGGTGGCAGGCGTCGAAGCTGTCGGCGTGATGGCGGAGAAGCAGGTGGTGGAGAATATCCGCTCTCCCTTTGGCGGCATGCCGCCCGCAGTTGCTACTGGCAATCTTGCCGCTTCGGTCAGCTTCTCGGTCACAGTGGAATCTGCGTTGACGCGGCTGATGGTCTTCGCTGGTGCGCCGGCTGATCTCTATGTAGACCCGGTGAACCTGGGCGCGCGCCAGCACATGCTACCGGTCGAGGCGCTGCTGCCGTGGGTGAAGCAAAAGTTCGGCATGGACGACGAGAAGACCGCGCTGAGCATGGCGTGGGCCATCGCCAAGAGCATCGCCAAGAAGGGCATGAGACCGCGCCAGATGTTTATCCGCGCGGAAGAGACGATTGAACCGCAGGCCGCCAGCATCATCGAGCGGCAGATCGGCGTAGCGCTGCGGGCTATGGGAGCAGGAGGCAGCCTTGTCACTGCGTAACGCTATCGACGCTGCCACCGCGCGCCTGGCTGCGGTGCCGAACATCAAGAACGTCTACAGCTATCGTCGCGAAGCGCGCTCGATGGACCAATTCCTCGCGCTCTTCAAAGACCCGACGGCGAAGAATATCCACGCCTGGATGGTGACGCGCGAAGCGACGGCCACGGTGGATGAAGAGTCGCAGGCGTACAGCCGCACGCACACCATCGTGATGCTCGGTTATCTCAGCGTGAACGACCTGGCCAACAGCGAGGGCACGTTTCAGGACTTGATTGAAGACGCCTGCGCGGCCTTCGATCCGCTCAACGCGCGCCAGTATGGCGGCCAGTTCAACTGGAGCACCGGCCTGAGCGTGGATGGCCCAACGACTTTGATGTACGGCGCGGTGCTGTGCCACGCCTGCAAACTCACTACAAAAATAAGGGAGTACCCACTGATATGAGCGCCACCACGTTGAAAGTCCGTCTCACCGCACTCGGCAAGCTTCGCGCCGGCAACGACACACTCTCCGTGCATGGCGCGGGCACCAGCTTCAACTTCAAGGCTGCCGATGTGCAAGAGGTCAGCGAGGCTGACTGGGCGAGCGCGCTGAAGACCACCGTGGATGCCAGCGGCAACTCTCTGTTTGAGATTGTGCCGGCGGATGAGCCGGCAGCGAAGACGACAGTTGCATTGCCGATTGAAAAGCCGGTCGCTGCATCCGCGGCCAAGACAACGACCGAGCCGGCTGAGTAGCTGCCGTCTGCAACGATTTTTTTGTAACTACACGCAATCAAGGAGAAGAACATGCCGCCAGGTGGAGCAACATTTCAGGGACAGAGGTCAATACTTCGGAGCATGGTTGTTCCGTCGAACGCGCAGACGACGTGGGGCACGCCGGTAGCGCTGGCCGCATTGCAGGCTGGCGTGGGGCTGCACTTTGACGTGAGCGGGTTCGCCAAGATCACGCCGACGACCGAGAGCACCTACGGACAGGCCGGTAGCGGCAACAGCTTCGCCAGCAACAACTGGCAGACCAGCGTGAAGACCGCCGATGAGATCAGCGGATTCTTGACGGACTACCTGGCCGGATGGCTGCTGGCGTTTGCGATGGGCAAGGACACGGTGACGGGCGCAGGCCCATACTCGCACGCCTTCAACTTCCTGGACACCACCACGGTAGCGCAGGCGACCACGATCTACCGCCAGGACACGGCTGACATCTACTACCAACTCGTGGACATGGGCATCTCGCAGCTTGTGATCAGCTCTACGTCGACCGGCGCTCTGAAGTTCAAGGCATCGCTGATCGGCACGGGCCGCTACATCAACGGCTCGCTGGCCGGAATGCCCGCGCCTATTGCGGCACCGCAGTATCTCTTCGGCAGCGATGCGCAGTTTGGCATCGGGCCAACGGCGGGCGGCGCACCGGCGAGCTTCTTCCCGCGCGTCAACAACTGGGAGATCACCATCGACACGGGCATCCAGCCGGTGTACGCATCGGGCGGTGGGCAGTTTGCCGCGTATCTCTCAGTGGCGATGCCGAAGATCAAGCTGAAGGCGGCGATTGCGGCCAGCAACGTGAGCGATGTGCGCGTGTGGCAGTTGGCGCGCACTCCGCTGACGATTGCGCTGTCGATCGCAAGCGGCGCCAGCTCGCTGGCGTTCAATTTCCCGAACGTCATCCTGGTCAACTGCGACCTGGGCGACAGCAGCGGCAACGCGGAGTGGACACTAAACTTCGACGAGACCAACATCCTGCAGGTCGGCGCAACGCCGCTGGTGACGGCGACGGTGATCAACGGGCAGGCGAGCTACCTGACGGCTGCGTAGCCGCGAACAAGTTATCTCCGGCGGCGTAGCCGGTAACGGCTGCGCCGCTTCTTTTTCAACCTTCAACCTAAAAAAGGACACCGCCATGTCTGACACCGACACCACCGCCGAAGCCACCCAAGCACAACCTGCAGTCGAAGCAGCGCCAGCGCCGATGCTTCCGCTCGATGCGCCGCGCAACATCGCCATCCAGTTCAGCGGCCACATCTACCGCTGGTACTTCCGCCGCATCGCGCAGAAGGACTGGGAGCGCTTCTTTGACCGCTTCCGCATTGAGAGCTACCGCAGCGGCGCAGAGGTGATGGAGACCTTCGAGTTCGCCACTGCCATGCGCGAGCTGATCAGCACCACGCTGGAGCGCGTGGAGGGGTACAAGCTCGATGCGGCCAAGAACCCGAAGTGGCGCGATTACCTGCCGGAGCAGCATGTGCGCCTGTTCTGCATGGCGCTGCGCGAGGTGAGCCGCAGTGTAGATGTGGGCGATGGTCCGCTGGCCATCACCGAGCACCACGAGATCTCGCTCGACGCGCTGTGGGCCAGCGACGAGGCGGGAAAGGCTATTCGCTACGCTGGGCTGATCCACCGCTTCAACGCGCCCACGCTGGAGCAGCAGAAGAAGTTCAACCGTGCGGTGAACAGCACGCGCGTGATCGGCGACAGTCGCAACGGCCGCACGCTCTATCCGGAGAAACAGAAGCTGGAGATGGCCTACTACGACGAGCTGATCGCCGAGGTGGACGGCTACAGTGTTGGCGGCGCTGCGCTGACGGGCGTGGAGAACATCCGCCGCGAGATGGACGGCTGCCACAAGGTGGCCGCGATCAACGCGCTGCTGCACGCGGGCGGCGTAGTGGAGGATATTCCGCCGGCGAAGCCGGAAGGTGAAGGCGCAGGTGATTGATCCGCGCCGCGACTTTTCCGGTCTGCGTATTGCAGCCGGTGAGCTGCTGGACGAGGGGTACCGCAGCCCCGATTTCAAACGCCTGGTAACGCAGGCGCGGGGTGAAGCAATGGTGGGTGTCATCGAGAAGCTGATGCCCGTCAGAACGGTAGCAGAGGGGTATTACGTCTGGATCGGTTACCTCTGCTGGTTGCGCCTGGTGATGACGCTGCCGGGGTTGAAGTTGGAGCTGAACGCGGACGAGGTTGAGGGGTTGCTGGTGCTACAGGAAGCGCAACGCCAGTTCGACAACAACCACAAGCGCTGCTACCACTGCGGAGTGCAGAACGAGAAGAGCGCGGGCACCTGCCGCGAGTGTATGACGGAGTTAAAGTAAATGGCAGCGGTCAGCACAATCCAACTCGTGGTAGATGAGAGCGGCGCAACCGCCGGTTTCACGCGCATGCAGACGAAGGGTGTTGCGTCTGTCAATGCCGTCGGCGCGAGCATGAAGGCGCTGGGCACGGAGACGGATGCGGTCGGCATCAAAGCGACGGCCGCCGGCAACGCGCAGGCCGCCGCACACGACAAAGCTACCGGCCATGCACTCACCAACCTCGATGCCGTACGCCTGTTGCGCGATGACCTGGGCGTTCACGTTCCACGCGCGATGGAGAAGCTGATTGCGTCGACGGCTGCCTTCCAGGCGATCAGCAGCGTGGCCTTCGGAGCGTTCGCCTTCGTGGGCGTGGTGGAGTTGCTCGGCGTCATCGGCTCCAAAATAAAAGAGATCGGCCAGGACATGATGGGCAACAGCAAGGCCATGCGCGAGTGGCGGCAGGAGATGGTCGATGCCAATGACCAGCTCATCGTGCATCCGCAAAATTCTGATCGCGCGGCCACCAACTATCAAACACTGCAGAGGGAGATCGCCCGGCTACAGGCGCGCAAGGCTCGCCCGGCCCTGCAAAAGCTCGCCGACAATACGCTAATGAGCGACGCCAACACGGACGACGCTGATAAATCGTTTTCGAAGGATGACGAAAAGCTCCTTATCAAGTACCAGACCATGCTCGGTGAGTTGTCAAAAGACAACCACGAGAAGGTTAGCCAGTTCAATAATGAGGAGCGTCACCAGCAGGAGGCGAATCAGGCTGCGACGCTACAGGGCCTGTCGAAGGTTGCGCAGGAGCGCAAGAACGCTTACGCGGAGATCGATCGAAAGGAGAAGGTAGATCAAACGATTACTCCGGAGCAGGCGAGCACGATGCGCGCCAGCGCCGATGCAAAGGCAAAGGCTGACAGTGTCAACTTGGAACGCACCTACAGCGACCAGGTGACCGAGCTACGCGCGCAGGCGCAGGCCGCCGGATTGGAGGGCGAACAGCGCATGTACGCCGAGATGATTGCGGCGGGGCTGAAGTACCTGACAGAGGCGCGGCGCAACGGCGAGAACGAAGAGCAGATCGCCGCAGGCGTGGCAGCTATTGAACTGAAGTACACAAATGAAGTTGCGGAGCGCAAGAAGGCATTCGCCGACGAGACGCGCAAGATGGAGCAGGCAGCGGTGATTGCCGGGCTGGAAGGCTCTGCGCGGGTGTTTGCCCAGGAGCAGCAGGATATCGACGCCCTGAGCGCCCTGCGCCGCACACGCGGTGAAGAAGACGCGGGCTACGACGCTGCCTATGCGCAACGCCGCGTGGACATTGAGGCGAAGGCTAACGCGGAGATCGACCGCAACATGAAGCAGTACAAGCGCAGCGGACAGGAGTCGCACGACTCGCTGGGCGTGAGCACGTCGACCGGCTTTGGCCAGATTGCAGCCGAAGAGCAGCGGCAGAAGGACTCCGCTCTCGTGGAGTACCACAAGATGATCGACGGCATGGCGGCTGACGATCAGCGCCGTCTGGAAGCCGCGCAGATACTGCAGGGCAAGCTTGACGACATCGAGGCACAGGGCGACTTCAAGGTACGGGAGATGCACCAGCGGGCATTGGATGAGACGCAGGGCATCGAAGAGCGCGCGATGAGCGTGCGCAGCGGCGCGACCAAGGAAGGGCTTGCCGGCATCTTCCAGCAGGAACAGGACGCCACCAACAAAGTGGAGGCAGAGTACGAGAAGCAGACACGTAAATTGCAGGAGGAGTTGGATAAACAGGAGATATCCGAATCCGACGCTGCGGACCGTCGCGCGGCCATCAACGACCAGCGTGACGCGCAGATGGCCGAGGCACAGCGCAGCAGCCGCGACAAGCTGGCCAGCGCGCTGGAGAGTACCTTCAAAGACCCGATGGGCAGCATCCGCAGCAATATGGAGCATGAGTTTGCGGAGATGCTGGCGAACTGGGTGATGCAGTTGAAGATGTTTAAGAAGTTCTTCGGCGGCAGCATGGAGGGTGTGATGCCGGGAGCTGGCGGCAGCGCATTGACGCACAGTGGCGCTGCAGGCGGCGCACACGCGGCAAGTGGCATTATGGGTGCCTTTAGTGGACGCGACAGCGCGAAGGCAGCGTATGACGCGGCCAGTGGTATCCCTGGCGGCGTCAGTACATCGTATTCAGGTGGTGGAGGCAGCAGCTACGATTCCACTACTGCAGGGAGTGGCAGCTATGGCGGCGTTGCCACACCGTCGTCGACGCGCGGAGCTGGAGGGAGTCTTACCGACACCATCAGCTCCGCCGCCACGACGGGTTATGGCCAGTACAAGACGCTGAGCGCCGACTACGGCATGATGAAGGCTGGGCTGCCGAAGGCTGCCACGGCTGCAGGCTCAGATGGCCTGACTTATCGCAGCAGCGCTGACGGCGGCAGCGCTGACATGATCAATTCACAGGATGATGTGGATGGCGCGACGAGTGGGCTGGGACCATCAGGCGGGAGTGCCTCCGGTATGAGCACGGCGGCTGCCGGCGTGGGCGCTGCGATTGAAGCTCCGGGCGCGGTGAGCGGCATCATGGGCGGCGTGGAGCAGGGCGGCGCGAAGAGCTTCGGCACCAACATGCTGACGGGCGCGGGCATGGGCGCGAGCGTGGGCATGATGTTCGGGCCGGAGGGTGCGCTGATTGGCGCGGGTGTTGGCGCTGCTGTTGGACTGGCGGCCAGCACCATCGGCGCGATCTTCGGCGTAAGCGGCCACATCAAAGCGCGCAAATACTTCCACGACACGCTCGACCCGAAGATCCAGGGCGACGTGCAGAACTTCCGCACCGGGGGCGGCGACTTCCAGACTGCAATCGCGGATATCAATAAGACCGCGGCAGACGGCATGGATTACGCAACGCGCACTTTTGGCGCTGATGCAGCGAACTACATGATGAGCACCTACCTGCGTGCCGATGTGAATACCGCCGACGCGATGATTGCGCGCGAAGCAAAGGCAGGCATGGCCGGGTTGAAGGCGAGCGCAGCGGAGTTCCATGACGGCGGCGTGATCGGCGGATTCGGTGACCTGGCTACCAGTGACAACGAGGGCTTCATTCACGCGATGCGCGGCGAGACAGTGATGGACCGCAGCAGCAGCGCGACGCACGCGCCTGCGCTCTCACTGATGCGCGATGGTGCGACGCCGGCGGAGATGGCTGCGCACTACATGGATGCGATGGGTGGCGGAGCCAACGGCAACGGCGGAGGTGGCGATACACATCACCACTGGGATATCTCCGCGCTTGACGCGAAAAGCTTTGCCCAGATGCTGGCCAGTGGCGGCATCCAGGCCGTTATCAAAGCGCAGAACAATTTCACCGGACAGTACGCCGGCGCGGGGAAGATGTAAATGGCAGAGACAGACATTCTCAATCCGGTACCGGGCTTCTGGACTGAGCTGGGCGATTCGCCAACGTGGAACTACGACTGGACGCGCAAGAAGGCGATCAACAAACAGGACATGCAGAGCCGCCTCGGTTCGCCGTATTCACGCGATATCGGCAATGCGGGCCACAGCTTTGCATGGAACTGGGTGGCGCGCCCGCTGGCGACAATGCAGCGGCTGATGTGGTTTTACGAGAACTTCAAACACGGCTACTTCACCGTGATCGATTATGACAACGGCGGTCGCCACTACGTGGGCCGTTTCATGGCTCCGCCGTTCCCGCAGCAGACGGCCAACCTGACGTATACGGCGCAGGCTGTCGCGTTTCAGGAGGTGCCGCGCGCACGCATGTTGCAGTACCCGAATGACTGGGCGAACGACGGCTTCACCATCTACGCGCTCGATGACTTTCTGAACCCGCGCGTTTACGCCACACCCGGCACCTTCGTCGCGCAGCAGACACCCGCAGCCGTGCTCGCAGGTACGAGCGTGAACGCGCCCAGCAGCTATGAGATGCTCTACGCGTGCGGCGATGATGTCCCCGCGAACTTCGCGCAGGCGCAGTATGTGGGCTTCGGCTTCCAGATGGAATTCCGCTTGGGAGCGAACCTCGGCGCGCTCGACCTCTATCTCGACGGCGTGAAGATCATCAGCAGCCTCAGCCTCTACAACGGCGCTGCAATCGCCACCGGACCTACGGTGACCGCAGGTGCTCCTCCGGTGGTGCTCACGGTGACGGGTGGCGCAGGCGTGGGCTCTGTGCTGGTGACGGTCACGAATGTGCCGCTCGACCAGCACCGTGTGAAGGTCGTCGCGCTGGGAACGAAGACGTTTGCCTCGACAGGCTACAGCGTTATCTTCCCACCGCTGCAGGGGATGTACTGATGGGTACGCCGGCGAATGTGACTGCGGTGATGCGGGCGAGCGGCGGCAGCGCGCCGATCAACCTGATCGAGATACTCACGCGCAGTGGACTGAGCATCTTCATCAGTGATCAGGAGGTGGTTGCAAACTCCCTGCTGACGGGCGCGGCTGCGGTGACCTATCTACCGTGGCTGGTGGGTGTGCCGGAGTACCACGAGAACCGCTCCTGCAAGACCTCGACCGGAAGCTTCGACATACAGAACATGAGCGGCAATAGCGTGACGCGCGACGTGGCCACGATCTTCAGCGCGAATGAGCTGACGGGCGCGACCGTCTTCTGCCGCATCTGGCGCACGGATACGGAGACGGCACTGTACGAGTTTCTGGGCAAGCTGGCCAGCCCGGAGATCGACGAGCAGACGCTGAACTGCAGCGCTAATGGCTTTGACAACTGGAGCGTGATCAAGGCTCCGCCGTTCCGCATCGGCGAGACTTGCGGCCTGGACTTCGGCTCCATCGAATGCGGCTCCACGTCGAGCACGCCCTGCAATCAGAGCTACGGAACGTGCAGCTCCATTGAGCGCATGAAGAGCGTCATTGTGCAGTGGGACGGCGCTGCGCTGGATTACACACAGGTGGTGCAGCCCGCGCAGACGGTGCAGATGAACAACCAGAGGCCGTTCTAATGGGACTGAACCCAGCATTCGAGCAACAGCCAGGGCGCACGCTGCCCATCTCCTTCGGCTACGTGAAGGCGACGGGCGACGTTGTGCTGTTCACCGTCACCATCGCCGGCGTTGCTTACAACCTCGCCATATTGGGTGAAGGTGAGATGGACGGCAAAGAGATTCCGGTGATGTATCTACCACCCATCGGCGGATCGCGCAGTGGACTTGGCAGCGGCAACGGCACCACGTCGCTGGTGCGGCATCTACTGACTACTCTGCCGATCCTCGGTGCGCTTACATCTGGCTCACGCTTTCATCCTGGATGCTACGGCGTGAAGGGCGCGGGGCTGGCGTTCGTTAGCGTTGGTGGCGGCGATCAGTTTCCCGACACCTGGTTCGCCAACTTCCCCAACGTGACGCCGCCGCAGACGCTGAGCGGCATGGCGTATGACCTGACGCTCGGCCCCGGCCCGCTGACGGTGACCAGCGGCAGCGGCGACGACACCATGACCTTCTCGCCGACGCCCGCGCCCATCGGCATCTATCGTGGCGTGCGCTGCCGCATGTTTGATGTGTACGGCAACGTGACGGGCTACGGCTTCACTACTAACCCCGCATGGCACATGGTCGAGCTGATACTGCGCTACAAGATCAAGCCGCAGCATCCGTCGCTGGCTGGGCTGACTGCCGCAGAAAAGGCGTGCTTCAATTGGCCATCCGTAGTGGCCTATGCCGCGCGCTGCGCGTATGTGCTGACCAACGGCGCACCACGCTTCGCCTATAGCGGTGCCTTTGCATCCGATAGCACACTGACCGACATGCTGGAGACGCTGCTGCGCTGCTCGCGTGGCTACATCATCCAGACCGGCGGCCAGATATTTCTGATGGGCGACGACGAGCGCGACTCGACGTTTCTCTTCGATGCTACGAACATGGTGGACGGCTCGCTATCGTTGGATAAGAAGTTTGTGGCCACGGCGGCCAATATGTATGTGCCGAAGTTCCGCGACTTGAATATTCCGGCGGTGGCTGCCGTGGTGAACGTGGTGGACTACGCGGCGATGGGATTGAATAGTAGCAGCCCGTTCCTGCCGCGTGGCTGGGAATCAGTGAAGTTTATCTCTGACGGCATCAACCCTTTCACCATCGGCACAGTGATGGTGTTGGGCGGATCGACCGACGGTGATGGCAATCCGAGCTGGGACGGAAATTATGTGTGTGCATATCCCTACGGCGACGGTGCGATCACTGACATCGGCGTGAGCGAAGATGGTGTGACGATTCTGGCTGCTGCTGCAGGCGGAGCAACCGGCGGCGCGACGGGTGGATATCTTGGCGTAGAGAATGGCCGCTTTGTGCAGCGTGCGCCCACCAACGTGCGCCATCGCGCGCACCAGAAGGCGACGGGTGGACCGGATGCCCCAGGTCTCTCGTCGCGGATGAACGTTGTGCCCGTCGAGTACGACATGGGCAACATGACGTTCGACCAGGCGATTCGGCTGATGACCTACGAAATGATCCGCGACCTCGGCCCGGACGTGGACGGCTGGAAGGCTCCGTTCGTCGGCAAAATTACTGGCTGGCTGGAGGCCGTAGACGCGAACGGCAAAGCGCTCATCGACCAGGTGCCGGGCAGCATCATCACGCTCAACGACTGGGTGACGCCGGAGTTCGCTGGTGATTACGAGGTGCAGGAGCGCGTGATCAAAGGACCGTCGGCCACACAGCCTGGAACGATTCAACTGACGCTGCAGTCGAAGACGGATGCTAGCGCCTACACGGACATCGTTGTTGAGCCGGATGCGACGTTTTTTACGGTGCCGAATTCGGGGCTGAGCATGGCTGACCGGATGCCCGCGATGAGCGGCAGCGGAACGCGGCCCTATATGGCGATGCAATGCACGCCAAGCTGGGATGGCCTGGACACTATCACTGCCGATGATTGCCAGATATGGTGGGCTGGAAACCCTGCGCCGACGGGCTATGCGTATGAGGTCAGCGGACTGACTGCCTTCACTAATTACATTCTCTGCATGAGCGATCCAGACGGTGCCGGCACAGCCGTCGTCTTCAATGCAGTTCCGGGCATGGATTTCTCGTCGCTACCGGCAGGCTTTATTCCGCTGGGAGTGTTTACAACCGGCTCCGGCGACATTACTGAATCGGTGAGCGGATACTCCTACGACGGACACTGGATTCCATGAAAGCTGGCGTCATGATCGGATCTCATTTCTTCGGCGGAACACACCCGCGCAGCGACGTGGATTTCTGCTTTGAAGACACACCGGAGATGCGGCGATTTTTAGAGTTGGTGGGCTTCAGCGATCCTCGTTTTTTGTACGAAGGCGAGCAGCAGGAGCAGAGCTACTGGCGGCACAAGAACAGGCCGGTCGACGTGTTCCTGGTGCGCAGCATTGAGCGCCGCAAATTGGCACGGAATTTGCTCCGTTTGAGCGGCCTGTTTAGGATGATCAGAGATAAGAAGAACCGCCAGCGAGTGTGGTGGGCTGTAGGCACCTGTATTGAGCGCCTTTGGGCTATCTGGAAGAGGGAGAAATTGCTGCCAGCGGCGAAGCCGTCGAGGCACTGGTCGACGCCGTTCCGCGATTAGGAAAAACAGGATTTATTTGGCCGCTCCGGCCAAGTCCGGCTGTTTTTCCGGCCAAATAGCGGCGGCAGCCACATGTCTTTATCGCTGCACCACCGCCAACCCTAAGAAAGCCGTTGTCTTTGTGCTGGGCACCCCGCCAATCATCGCAAGAGATCTTTAGAAATCAGACGGCAGTCCAAAACTTCCTCTGACGAGCTCCATCGCCTCTTCCCTCGTCCGCACCCGCCCCTCAAGCTGCGCGTCTTCGGCAAACGCCAGCATCTCCTTGAACCGCGCACCCGGCTTATACCCCGCCGCGATCAACTCGCGCCCGGTCACCAGCAGCGCAGGCCGCACCTCCTCCGCGGGAGTCGCCTCACAAGCCGCCTTCGCATACTCATACAGGGTCAGATCGCCATGTGCCGCCATGCAGTCCATCCGGTGCAGCGCCAGGTGCTCGGGAAAATTCTCCAGCCGCAGAAACCGCTTCAGCGTCGACGCCTTCATCTCCCGCACATCGCCAAAGCGCATATGGTTCTTCACCAGCGCCGAGATCTGCGCCGTCTCCTCGTTCGAGAACCGCAGCCGTCCGCAGATCGCCTCGGCCACACGCACGCCCACCTCCACATGCCCATTGAACCGGATGCGGTCCTCCGGCCCCGTCGGCGCGGTAAACGTCGCCGGCTTGCCTACGTCATGTAGCAGCGCTCCCCATGCCAGCGTCGCCGCGCATCCCGCCGGCAACTGCTCCAGCAACATCAGCGTATGCGTCCACACATCGCCCTCCGGGTGGAACTGCGGCGGCTGCGCCACTCCCTGCATCTTCACCACCTCCGGCAGCACCTCGCGCAGCAGCCCCGTCGCATCCAGCAGCTCAAACGCCCGCCGCGCCGCGCCTTCGGTCAACATCCTCGTCAGTTCGTCGCGTACACGCTCATGGCTGACCGCATGAATCTCCTTCGCGTGCGCACAAATCGCATCCCAGGTAATCGGCTCAATCGTGAATCCGAACCGCGCCGCAAACCGCACCGCCCGCAGCATCCGCAGCTTGTCTTCCTCAAACCGCAGGTTCGCCCCGCCGAGGGCGCGGATCACCCCCTCCGCCAGGTCCTCTCGCCCATGCACATAGTCCAGCACCGCCCCAGCGGCATCCTGCGACTCGCCAAACTTCGCCGGGTCCAGCAGCATGCCGTTGATGGTGAAGTCACGCCGCAGCACATCCGTGCGAACGTCCGTGGAGAACCGTACAGCGTCCGGTCTGCGACCGTCAGAATACGCGCCGTCGCTCCGGAAAGTAGCCACTTCTGTGGCCACGTCACCCTCCACCACCAGCACCACGCCAAAGTGCGCCCCCACGGTAAACGTCTTGCGGAACAGCCCCACCACCTGCTCCGGCGTAGCCGAAGTCGCCACGTCATAATCCTTCGGCACAATACCCAGCAGCAGGTCGCGCACACACCCGCCAGCGAAGTAGGCCTCGTACCCCGCCTCCCGCAGCCGCAGCACAATCCCGGCTGCTGCTTCAAACTTCGCATTGGCGTCAATGTTCATCGCGTCTTCTACTATAGAGACATGCACTCCGGCCTGATACTCGGCATCGAAAGCTCTTGCGACGAAACCGCGGCCGCCGTCGTGCGCTCTGGCTCGGAGACGCTCTCCAACGTCGTCGCCTCGCAGATGGCGATGCATGCGGTCTACGGCGGCGTCGTCCCCGAACTCGCCTCGCGCGAGCACCTGCGCAACGTTGTCCCCGTCGTCCGCGAAGCCATCGCCCGCGCCGGCATCCAGTTCGCCGACCTGGACGCCGTTGCCGTCACTGAAGGCCCCGGCCTCGCCGGCGCTCTGCTCGTCGGCATCACCTACGCCAAAACCCTGGCCTTCGCCCTCGGCAAGCCGCTCATCGCCGTCAATCACCTCGAAGGCCACATCCACGCGGTTCTGCTGGAGATGCGCGAGCGCCAGCAGCACGCCTTCGCACTGCCTATCCTCGCGCTGGTCGTCAGCGGCGGCCACACCCATCTCTACCTTGCCGATGAGCATAATGCAGCCTGGACCTACCGCAACATCGGCCGCACGCTCGACGACGCCGCCGGCGAAGCCTTTGACAAGGTCGCCAAGCTCCTCGGCCTTGGCTACCCGGCGGCCCCTGGATCGACGCTCTCGCCCCCCACGGCAACCCCCGCGCCGTCGAATTCCGCATGGCTCAGATCAAGTCCAAACCGCATCGCATCAATCTGCCCGAGGCCTCGCGAAGCTCTTCGCCGTCCGCGCAGGACTTCTCCTTCAGTGGCATCAAGACCGCCGTCCTGCGACACGTCGAAACCAACGGCATGCGCGCCAGTATCGACGCCCGCCGCGATGCGCTGGCACAGATCACCTCGCCCACGCTCGCCGATATTCTGCCTCTTTGCGATGCAGCCAC